CGAAACCCACCTCGGAGAGCAGCCTTTGAACAAGGCCGAGGCTCATAGGCTGGCCCACAAACTCCGCGACCCGAAATTTTACACCGCGCGAACGAATCGCGCGGTTAACAGCCTGACCGTCGAGCGCGGGCCGAAAGTAGGTGCCGAATGAGCGGCCCTGGACACGAGTGGACGCCGCATGAGCGCGAGGGTTGGTCCGTCTGCTCGCGTTGCGGGATGGTCCGCAACTACGACCGCGAGACAACGACATGCAGCGGCGCGTTGCCGAAGATCCGGCAGCGCAGCGAGATCGAGGACTGCGGCCAGGATGGCGTGTGCAGGCTTACACCGGGCTGTAATCGTCACTGGGAGGAGCGGAACCGCGAGCTGGTGCGCGAGCTGGAGGAGACGAGGGCTTTCCTGCGACGGACGGCAATGGCAGGCGGATCGATCGTCTCGTCTGCCTCCATGACACCGAGACAGATCGCCATCGCGAGGGCTGCCGATCGGATGCTCGTCACGCCCGATGGTTACGGGTTCGTCTACGTCCCTGGTCCACGGTTTTGCGCGTGCGGCCGCGTCGAGTCGGATTGCGACCAGTCACGCGCGGCGTGCCCCAAGGCCGACGTGCGCGAAGACGGCGAAGAGTCGGACATCATCGTCGTCGGGCGACAAGTGCCCTTCGTGCAGGTCGGGATGATCGTGCATCCAGACGACTGCCTGAACTGCGAACGCGACGGCAATCCCCTGTGGTGCTCGGCGCTGGTCTGCGACATCTACGACGATGACGAGACCGCGAGATTCGGCATGATGGCGACGCTGCTTTTTCGCAACGGCGAACGCCGCGAGGAGCCGTGTGACGAGTTGCGGCGGCGCTGGCGTCTGGCTCGCGATTTCGATCAGACCAGAGTCTACACCGGTCGATGGGGAGCCATCCCGCGCGGGTCGGTCTGGCCCGTGTCGGAAGTAAACGAGGATGCATGAGTTCGTGCAGAGCAACGAATGCGAAGACCACGAAGAACACGAAGAAGACGACCCTGACCGGCATGCAGGACCAGCAGTCTTACCGGAACACCATCAAGGCCTTGCGCGCCAGCCTGAAGGCCAAGGCTGTGGCCGAAGAACTGGCCGACGCGATGGCCGCCGGCCTCAACTGATCTGACCACCACCACAGCCGGGGGAGCCACCTCCCCCGGCCTTTCACAAGGGGGAGACAACATGAGCAGCAAGATCATCACCGACACCCACGCCGCCATTGACCGCCTGGTGGCGCACCTCGAGCGGCAGGCCACAGAGCACGTTCACGCCCTCGATGCGCTGCGTGCGGAGAACGAGGCGCTGCGGACGCAGAACGCGCACCTGCGGGCGCTACAGGCGGCGCAGGAGGCCAAGCCGGTGCGGGGGATCGATCGAAACCCCGACAAGGTCGCGCGTACCACGATCGCGGGTCTTCCTGCGCTGTCGGAAGACAAGGACGGGCCCCGCCGCCGTCATGCTGTCAAGCATGCTAGCGGGTACGTGCTTTACGACGATGACGATCGCGTTGTCGCCTGCGAAGCAACCGACGATGTCGCGCTGGGATGGTGTCAGTTTGGCTGGCCATATGGGGCCCCAAGCCGGTTGGCACCTTCAACGGAGCCAAGGTCTACGTCCCACCCCGTCGACGAGAGCCGCAAGATCCACGAGGCGAATGCGCGGGATGCCGATGCCAAGCAGGTGCGGGAGGTTGTGAGGGGGCTTATGAATTGTCGGCAGATGGTGCCGCCTGAGTTTGCCAAGTATGCGTACTGGTTGAAGCCGCCATGCCGCTCTGCCTCCTTCGTTGGCGGTGAGTGGATTGCCTACGAAGACGGTGCGGATTTTCCGAAGCGCGCCGGCCTCACCGAATCCGAAGCCATCGCGTGGGTGCTGGACGGCGTGCTGCCGACGCGCTAGCCTGCCCACAGCAGCCACAGCCCTGACAAGGCGAGTCAGCCCCGGCATGGTGTCGGGGCTTGGCTTTTTCATGCCAAGATGGCAAACTACTTGCGTGATGAACTACCCCAAGCGCGCCCGTCCAAGCGGGAAGCAGGCTGGGCGTCTACTTCTCCCGTCTTGGCTACGGGACGCCTCAATGGAGATCCTGCGGCTGGAATATGCCGTGGGCGTGGCGCGCCCAGAAGCTGCCTGTGCGCCGGGTGAAGACGCCGACGACAGGGTGCTGGCGCTTGTCTCCGAGGCAACGCCAGAACTTCGCCAGAAGTGCCGGGCGTTCATCCTCGGCTATGCCCTCGCCCCGCACGCGAAGTGGGCACCAGAGCCGACTGAGGAGCCGACGGAGGCCAAGCCCGGTCCGACGATCGAGGAACTCGAAGCACACCTGCGCGATCTCGCCGAGTCTGGCGACCGCGCCGCCATCCTCGCCATGCTCGCGGCCCTCGACCCGGCCCGCTACGGCCCGCCTGGTCGCGTGATCCCCGAATCGTCCGACACCGTTGACAGCGTCGACTTCGTGCCGGCGGTGGTGACGACGACGAAGGGGTCATGATCGCGCGCGGCACGGCGTCATTTGGCCAGCGCCACCTCGAGGTGCTGGCCGACCGTGGTCCGGGCATTCGAGTCGTGTCCGGTGGGTACGGCTCGGGGAAGACCTCCCTCGGCGTCGGCTTCGCCCTCGACGTCGGGCTCCGTGCTGGCCACGACGGTCCAGTGCTCGGGACAGAGCCCAGTTACCGCAGCGTCGCCGACGTCATGGAGCGTAGTACGATGCGCTACCTCGACGAGTGGCGCGTCCCTTACCGGCACTGGAAGGCCGATCACATCTTCGAGATCGGCCGGCGCCGCAAGTTTGAGTTCTGGTGTCGCTCCCTCGACAAGCCGCGCAGCGTCGAGGGCATCAACGCCGTGGCGCTCTGGGCTGACGAGTGGGAGTTGTGCGACGTCGAGGCCTTGATCCCGGCGATGCAACGTGTCCGCGCTGGGAGCGCCCTCGAGATCCTGCTGACGGGCACACCAGAGGGCTACGGTCCGGCGTGGGATCTGGTGTTGGCGAAGCCCTCGCCGACGACGCGGCAATACATCATCCGCACCCGTGACAACCCGTTTTTGCCTCCGTCGTACGAGGAGGAATCACGCCGACGCCTCGGCTCTGACGACCTCGTCGCGGAGAAGATGGACGGCATCCGCACGGCCAAAGGTGGGCGCGTCTACAGCCGCTTTGACCGTCGCACGCACTGTGCGTCTCCCGTCGTCAAGCCCGGCGCTGGACAGATTCAGATCGCGTGTGACTTCAACGTACGCTACATGCATTGGCTTGTCCTCGAGGTAGACACCGCCAACCGTGTGGCCCACGTCGTGGGCGAGGTCATCAAAGAGGGCGGCACAACGACGGACGAGCACGCCGATCGGGTCAAAGAGTGGATCGCGCGCTATCTCAGCAAGGTGCGCGGCTACCGCGTCACCGTCGACGAGGTGCGTGCGATGAAGATCAAGGCGTTCTGCGACGCCAGCGGCACCGCGCTGCGTTCGACGTCGTCACTGTCTGATGTCCACCTACTGCTACAGGCCGGCTTCCGGCCGCAGCACGGTACCGCGAACCCGCGCGTCGCCGACCGCGTCAACACGCTTCAGGTGCTGTTCCGCGACCGCCGCATCACCGTCGACGCCGACGCTTGCCCGGTGCTTGTGCGCAATCTGGAGACGCAGAGCCGGGACAAGAACGGCGAGCCCGACAAAGCAAACAACGTCGACCACGCGATCGACGCACTCGGCTATCTCGCCCATTGGCAATGGCCGGTCCACATGCCCAAGGCCAACGTCGTGGTGTCGACCCTTGAGCACGACGAGTGGGGGCCGGTGCTGTAGGCGCTTTCCGCTTGACTTTTGGCGTGCTACCGTGCCGGTATGTGGACACCCGGCTCTGAATCCGACGCCCTCGCCGCCCTGATCGCCTCGGATGCCGAGGCCATGACCGAAGAGGTCCTGAAAGACATCCTCGCCGAGGGGCGGCGCCAGCGTGCGGCGACCTACGACGTCGACAGCAAGGCCCTTGCGGTGCGCTACAGCGGTGATCAGTCCGCTGTCGTCAAGCAGGCCCTCGCGGCTCGCTATCCCAACTCGTGGCAGCGTCTCCCCGTCGACCCCGTCGGGTGGCTGCCGTTCTTCGCCCGACAGGACAGCGGCGTCTACAACGTGCCGGCGATTCGCGACCTCGGCGAAGACATCGACGCCGACGACCCGCGCGCGGTGGCGTTCGCCGCAGCCCTCGACGACATCGCGGTCGACTCGCTCATGCTGGAGGCCGAGCGCCGATGCGCCACTGGCACCTACGCCAGCGTCATCGTGCTGGGCTATCGCCAGATCGACGTGACGAAGCGCGGTCGCTACGTCGCCCACCTCTACCAGCCCCACGACGTGCTCACGGTGTCACATCCGTCGGCTCCCGACGACGTCGACGCCCTCATCCATGTGGCGCTGCGACAAGCCCGCGACGGCCAGACCACGGCGTCCCCAGTGTGGTGGGTGTGGAGCCGCAACGTCGAGGAGCGTCCCGACGGGTTGATCGCCCGCTTCGGTCCGTGGCGTCACCAGCGCATGTCGGAGGACGGCAAGGTGTCGACGCCCGTGCAGGAGTGGCCCGCGCGTCTCCCGGTGGCGTTCCTTCGCACGGCGTGGCCGGCGGGTGGCTTCTGGCCGGAGATCAGCCGCGACACCATCGCCAACGTCGACGCCCTCAACGTCGCGCGCGCGAATCGGCAGTTTGTCGTCGAGACGCAGGCCCACGCGCAGCTCGTCGTCAGTGGGACGACGGTGGACATCGCTGAGTTGCCCAGCGGCCCCGACCAGCCGATCAACCTCGGGGCACAAGCGGGCGCCACGGCGCAATACCTCGTGCCTGGTGCGGACCACGACGCGATCGAGGCGTCCAGCCGGCGTGACCTCGCCGAACTCGGCGTGGCTCACGGCAACAGCCCCGACGCCTACGCCGTCGAGCCCGGTCCTGCGCAGTCCGGTGTGTCGAGGATGATCGCCAACATCCCGCACGACCAGAAGATCGCCGAGATGCGGCCTGTCTTTGAGCGGTTCGAGGAGGGCCAGTTGCTCCCGATCCTCGTCGACCTGATCAACCTCTATGAGCCCGGCGTCACCATCGGCGACGACGTCGAGCCGCGATGCATGCTCCAGACGTCCAAGCCCTTCGAGACGGACACGGAGAGGCAGGATCGCGTGCTGGCGCTCGTCACGGCTGGCCTGCTGACAAAGCCGAAAGCGGCTGTCATGCTGGGCCTGTACCGCGACGAGCACGAGGCCGAGGAGGCGCTGGGCATAGGCGGCCCGCGTCTTGTGCCGGGCACGTCGCTGTCAGGGTCGCCGTTCACGGCGCGTCGCGAGACGACGGAGGGTGGCGACGCTGACGGTGACAACGCATGAGCGGCGCCAGCGCAGCCGGCCCCGTCGCCGACGTCGCGATCCGCGACCTCCAGTCGCTTCGAGGTCGACTGGAAAACGACCTCATGCGCATCCTGTTGCGCCTCGACACGGAGGCCGGAGAAGACTCGCTCGTTCGTCGGCAGGGACAGACGGCGACGGCGGTCTACCGGCAGATCGTTGCCCGCCTCGAGGCCGAAGGGCAGCAGGTGATCTCTGTCGCCGGCACCCGCGCGCTGCAAGCCGTCGAGGCCGTCACCGGCGAGCCACCGGCCACGCTGTCGGTGCAGGTCCGCGAAGAGCTGGACTTGATCATGGACCGCGCTGCCGAGGACGTGACCAGCGTGTTCCGTGAGGCTGCCGGCGACGTGCGGGAGGCCGCGCAAGCTGGCATCGTCTCGGGCGGCTCCCTCGCCGACCTCGTCGCACAGGTCGCCGACCGAATCCAGGCCACCTACCTGCGAGCGCAGGCAGCCGTGGACGCGGCGATCATGGCCGTCGGCCGTCGCGCCGTCATGGCTGCCGCTGCGGAGATGGCCGACACACTCGACATCGTCTACGTCTACGTCGGGCCTCGGGACGACAAGAACCGCGACTTTTGTCGCCGGTGGGTCGGCAAGGCGACGCGCCATCCGGAGCGCCTCGACAACGGGCAGGGGCTGCCGGTGCCGGATTACTGTGGCGGCTACAACTGCCGGCACTCATGGGCGCCGACGCCGCGAGACATCGCCATCGCCGAGGGCATAGATATCGAGGGGTGACGCATGGGCGTGACTGTCAAGACCAGCGGCCAGCCCCCACGATGGGACGGCGCCAAGGTGGCCAAGGTGATCGCCGCACTGGTCCCCGGCATGATCGTCCGTCGCACGGGGCAAGGCATCGACCGCGACGGCAACCCCTTTGCCCCGTACTCGTCGGAGTATCGCAAGCGTCTTGCGGCCGGTGGAGAGTCGCAGGCCGTCGACCTCCGCGTTACCGGCGGGCTCATGAACAGCATCAAGGTGCGCTCGTCGACGCACACCGACACGGACGCGACAGTCGTCGTCGCACCCGACACGGGCACAAGCCCTGCGGTGACCCTCGCCGACGGCAAGGCCAAGCGCACCGGGCGCCGAGGCCCGCCCCACAACGTGCTGGGCTACTGGCTGGAGACGGGCAACGGGAGAGCGCCACCCCGCCCGTTCATGGGTCTCACGCCAGAGCAAGAGCGCCAGTTGTGGGCGGCGATCTTGCGCGCCAAGCCCTTTGGCTGATAGTTTGAACTCTTAGAATTCTTCGAATAGTTGCCTCCGGCACAAGCTCGCGAGAGGCGTAGATAGACCTCGGGCTTCGTGATCACAGTTCGCGCGCGCCCCCGGCATCACATGGTGTGGTGACCGGGGGCGCGGTTTATCGTGCCATGTGGCACGGTTTCAGGCGGTGGACGCGGTGGCCAGACTGCAATAGAGTGCAGTCATGGCCATCCGACGGGTCCTGAAGGACAGCACCGAAACGCTCGTGGCGTACCCGAACCTGTCCCCGGACGGGCGTGTCGTCGTGGGCGTTCCTACGGCCGCTACGGTGCGCGTGGGCACGACGTCGACGGCCATCCCGACCAGCGGCGACAACGCCACGATCGACAGCGTCAACACGACCGTCACGGCTGCCGCGTCAGAGGGTGACACGACCATCACGACGGCGTCGGCAACCTACGTCGCCGGGGTCAAGTACCTTGTGCAGGACGCAGGGCGCCCGCCACTTGTCGTCGAGAGCGCCCACAGCGCGACCGGGACGACGCTCTACCTCAAGGATCCGCTCCCTCATGCGCTGACCACCTCGGCGACCGTGAAGGGCATCCGCGTGTCGCACGCGCTGACGACGACGGAGACGTCAGAAGAAGGCCCCGGCATCGCCGTCTGGACGGTCACCGTCGGCGGTGTCGACTATGTCTTTTCCGACTCGTTCCGCGTCGTCCGGCGCATCACCCAGATCCCGCTAACGGTCGACGACCTGATCCGCACCTACCCGGTGGTGCTGCGCCTTCGTGAGCGCAGCGACGTGGGCCTTGACGAGGTCATCGCGTCGGCGTGGGAGTACCGCGTTCTGCACCGGCTCGCGGCGAAGGGGGTGAGGGATGAGGACATCGTGGACGCTGAAGTCCTACGCCCGCTCTTGGCGCTGGCCTGCGTCCTTCACCTCGTTGCTCTCGACGAGAGCGCGGACCCGGTCTGGCGTGACTCGCTCGTCGCCGAGTACGAGCGGACCTTTGAAGCAACCTTCGGGCGTGTTGACTGGTACGAGCATACCCAGGACGCCGATCCCGCCCCGAACTCGACGAACCCTGACCCGCCCCGCGTGGGCTTCGTGTTGCGCCGATGACGTGGAGTAGCGTCCGCCCCCGACTGACAACGATCGTTGGTGCGGTGACGCCGACGACGAAGGCGCGCGGGCTCGGCGACAAGTTTGTCGCTGTCACGACGGCCAGCGATGCCAAGTTGCCAGCCTCGCGCGGCTACTGGTGGACGGTCACGGCGATGGCTGTTCATGGGCAGACACCTCGAGGCCGGCGCTACCGCGAGATTACGACGGCTGTCCTCAACGTCGCATACTCGCGTGACGTCGACCCGCAGGCTCTCGACGACGCCATCCACGCCGACTACACGGCGCTCACGTCGGCGCTTGTGGACTCCGGCAACTGGGACCAGCCGACGTCCACCATCGTGATCGTCGAGGGCGTGGACAACGCCGTCGGTCCCATCTTCCCCGCTACCATCGACGATGTCGACGGGAAGCGCGTCCTCCGACTCACCGTCAACGTCATGCACGAGGTGACCCCATGACCACCGTCAACCGCCTCCAGACCGTCCGCTACGCGCTGCATACCGACAACACCACCTTCAACAACACGCCCGGCACGCTGCTGCCGTTGCAGCTTGTCGATGACGGTGCGTCGTTCCTGCCGCGCCAGCGCACACCGATCGAGCGTCCGTTGCGATCCCTCGGCGGGCGGCGGTTCCCGCACATCTACGGGGCGCAGGATCTCGCCGACCTCGTCGCTGTCTGCGAGTTCAAGGGCGTCAACAACAACACTGGCGGCGCCGTCGCCGACTGGGAGGCGAAGATGGAGCAGGGCTACCTGCTCGCCAGCCTCTTTGGCGCGGTGGCTCCCGCAACGACTGGGTCGGCTCCCACGGTCGTGACGGCGGGGAGTTCTGGCAGCACCGGCACGCTCGTCGTGTCCTCGACGGTCCTTGTGAACGGCGAGGTGATCGCATTCCCGATCGATGAGGGCGGCTACCAGATCATGCGCGTCGCCAGCGGCGGCGGCACGACAACGGTTGTTGGCTCGCACCAGTACTACGGAACGCCGACCAACGGTGGCACGATCATCCGCCTCGCTGTCTACACCGTCGACGACGACCTCACGCTGCACACCCATGCGTTCTTCAGCGCCGAGGGTGAGAACTGGCGCCGCGACTACTTCGGGTGCGTGCCGATGTCTATGTCGTTGGCGATGCCCAACACGGGCCTCGTGCAGATGACGTCGACTTTCTCTCCCACGACGTGGGCCGATGTCGCCGAGGCTGACCCGGCCTTTGCTGCGCCGACGGCTGGTGAGCCCATCGTCATGGATGGCGTGACCTTCGTTCTCGGCACCAACACCGACGGCACGATGTACCGCCACCTCGTCGGCAACCTCACGATCAACTACTCGACTGGCGCAGCGATGCGTGAGACGGCGTCTGCCACCAACGGAAAGCTCGGCGGCGTCTGCGGCACCGGCGAAGGCAAGATGTTCAGCATCGAGGGCGAGATCGAGATCGGTGAGACGGACATCGGCGACCTGACGGCGTTCACCGAGAGCGACGTCACCGAGGCGACCGGCATCAAACAGAACGGCACCAACGTGCAGGCTGGCGATATCAGCTTCACCCGCCGGCTCGCGCTGATGGTTGGCGCCGGTCGTGGGCGCCTCATGTACGTCTACCTGCCCGAGGCCGACTTTCGCGCCAGCGTGGTCGTTTCGGGTGCCTTGACGAAGCTGCGTTTCACGGCGATGGGCACCGGGGCGATTCCCGCCGTGTTCGCCGTCGGCTGAAGGAGGACAGATGCTGATCGTACACCCCGGGGAACTCTCGCTCCCTGTGGCGCTCACCGACGTGTTGCGCGAGGCCCACGAGGTCGCGCGCGAGGCTCGCGCCAAGGAGATCGAGGCGCGCAAGGCCAAGCGCATCCCCCTCGACGACACAACCAACTGGCAGGAGGTCGGCGAAGCGGTCGCCGCTGCGTCCCTCGCCCACGGCGAGCGCGACACGGCCAAGGTCGCCGAGGCCGCGCGCCTGCTGCTGGTGCACACCGAAGGCAACGCGCTGGAGTCGCTGCCCGAGTACGCGCCTGCGCCCGAGTTGGCCGGCATCATCTGCACCTTCCGCATGGTCGCCGACCGCGACCGCCGTGGATGGTCCGCCCGTCTCACGGCCGCGTGGCGCCGGTACCGGGACGCCCTCGTTGCTGACGACCCCATCGCCCTGCGCGACGCTGACGAGGCCATCACGGCGGTCTACGAAGACCAGGTGGCGGCATGTGTGGCGAAGCTGGATGGCGTCGATGGCCTGCGCGAGAGCGTGGCCGACAGCCTGCCCGGCCTGCGCCTCGCGGGGCTCCTGCTGCCGCTACAACGCGCCGTGGGGCACTTCCTGAGTCTGCCGCCGGGAAAAGCGTTGCGCTGTGGGCAGCCTGCGCCGTCGACTTGAAGGACTTTGACTGCGCGCGCTGCCCTCGCGCACGTCGTGACTACCTCGGGTGCACGTCGCCGGGGCAGCGTGAGCATTTCAGCGGGACGCCATACGCCACGCGCATCTGCCCTCGGCGCCACATCATCGACAACAGTGACGTGACGCAGGCCCTTGCCCTGTGGCGGGCGACCGACGGCAAGCCGGGGCTGACGGTGGTGGACCTTTCACCCCATGTCGCGGACGCTTTCGCCGTGATATCTGAGGCCCGCTCGGCTAAGATGGAGGCCGAAGAACGCGCCCGCGAAGCACGCGAGGCGTTGCACGCACCGACGGCCAGCCGAGGCAGGCGATGACGCAGACAACGCAACTTGTCATCACCGCAAACGCTGGGCAGGCCGTCGCTGAAATGAAGCGCGCCGAGGAGGCGATGAGGGCCGTTGGCGCGGCTACCGTTGGCGCCGACAGGAAGTTGCGCGACGCGCAAGGTCGATTCGTTGCCATGGGGGGCGCAGCCCGGAAGGCTGGCGACGACGCCAAGCAGGCTGCGCAGGACTTTCACCACATGGCGGGTTCGCTCGGCGGCGGCGGGGTGGGCGGGCGAGGAATGAACGTCGGGCAGGCTGCGCTTGAAGCCTCGCGCGCGATGGAAGACCTTCAGTACGGCATCGGCGGCGTGGTCAACAACATCCCGTCGCTGGTGATGGCTATCGGTGGTGGTGCTGGTCTGACCGCGGTCATCTCGACCGCCGCCGTCGGCGCCGCCCAGCTCTACAAGAACTGGGACAGCGTGAAGGCCGCGTTCGGCTCGACTGACCTCGACGTGAAGGCGGCGAAGGGAGCCATCAAGGACCTGGCCGCCGAGTTCGACACGAACCTCAACAAGCATCTCGAAGAGGGCCGCGCGACACTCGCCGACCTCAAGGCCGAGCTGCGCGACTTCGGACTGTCGGCCCGCGACAAGAGCCTCGAGCAGCAGCGCCGCGACATCGAGGACATGGAGAAGCGGCTCGCGAACCTGCAGGAGACTCGGCGCTTCCGCCAGGCGGCGGCGAACAAGGCCGAGAGCGAGCGGAATAAGGACGCGTTCGCCGAGGCCCAGGCCATCCTCGTCGAGGGCGACCGCCGCGCGCAGGCCCTCGAGCAGGCCCTCAAGAAGGCCCGCAGCACCTACCTCGAGAGCGCGAAGACAGCGGCCGAGCTGCGGCAGCGCGAGCTCGCCCGCGAGGAAGCCGAGGAGCAGCGCCGGAGGCGCGAAGCCGCCCAGCGACGCGAGGACGCCAAGCAGCACCGCGAGCAGCGCCGCGAGGAAGATCGCACCGTCGTCGAGAGCGGCAGCGACCGCATCTCCACTGGCTGGGAGGAGCGCGACCAGCTCGCCCGCGAGAAGGCGAACGAGGCCGCCATCAACGCGCAGCTCGCCCGCGACGAGCGCATCGCCGCGAACGAGGAGATGTTCCGCAACATGGCCTACGAGGCCGAGCGCGCACAGGCAGAGCGGCTCGAGGCCCTGTGGAGCGACTACGCCGGCACGTTCACCGACATCGGCGGCCAAATGTACGCCGCCAGTGTCCGAGCTGCCGGCGACTACTTCGACGCCATCATCACCGGGCAGGAGTTCGCCGCCGAGAAGATCGGCATCGGGCTCATGCGCACCGCCGGCGACAGCCTCGTGAGCAGCGGCATCAAGCTGTCCGGCGAGGCAGTCGTCAGCGCCTTCACCCCCGGCCTGCAGCCCCTCGCCGCCGCCCAGGCCGGCGCCGCCGCGGGCCTCATCGCCGGCGGCATCGCCCTCGGCGCTGGCGCCACCGGCATCGAGCACGTCATGGCCGGCGGCACCATCGGCAAGGCCCTCCCCGAGCGGGACACCCGCAGCGCCACCGACCCCGGCGCGTCGCCTGGTCGATCCACGGGTGGCAGCGGTGGCCCCATGATCATCAACGTGTCATACGGTGCTGGCGGTCCGCTCCCCGAGGACATCGGGCGCGAGATCGCCAAGGCGGTCGGCGGGACCAACCGCCGTCGAGGTGGCCGATGACGTACCCGGTGATGCTTGGCGCGATCGTGCTCACCAGTGCCAACAACGCGATCCGTTTCAAGGAGGGCGCCACCACGGCGACGGCGACGATTGCCGCAGGCACCTACTACCTTCGCGGCGACGGTGCGGCAGGCGATCTCCTGCCGGCACTGGTGACGGCGCTCCAGTCGGCGACTGCCAGCGCCAACACATACACCGCCACGGTGGTGCGCAGCATCGCTCCCGGCACGGCGCACACGCTCGTGACCATCACCCGCGCATCTGGCGCGGACAACTTCCAGATTCTCTGGGCTGACGCCCTGACGACGTTTGACGAGACGTTGCTGGGCTTCACGGCGAACACGGCGGACAACGCTAGCGCGAAGACGTCGACGCAGGCGTGCAGCGCCGCGTGGGTGAGCAACGACGGCATGGGCGAGCTCGAGCCCTACAGCGAGCGCATGGCGTCTCTGACGCGGTCCATGTCTGGGCGCGTGTCTGGTGTGTCGCGGTCGGCACGGATGCAGTCATGGCGGATGCGGTTGCTCTTTGTCGAGGAGCGACGCCTTCACGTTGAGACGGCGCTGGCCGGCGCGCAGGACACCCTCGAGGGATTTATGGAGGACTTCGGCGCGGGTGCTGCGCTGGAGTTGCACGACGCCGACGTGTCCAGTGGGACGACGCTGTCGGCGCTGTCGTCGTCTACCCTCGTCGACGTGGTGCATTTCTCCGAGGAGTCGCTGACGCGCTATGAGCCGCAGCGTGTCGGGCCGGGCGTGCCGCTCTACCACCTCTCGCTGACCTTCCACGCGCAGGTGACGACGTGACGTACTACGGGCGCGCGGCAAACGAGCATGTCGATCTGACGCTGGCCGTCGTCGTCGAGGGCATCCCGTATGCGCTGGTGGAACGCACCATCGCCGGTGCTCCGTCGGGGCTTGGTGGGCGTACACAGATCGTGTGTGTGACCCGCGTCGAGGAAGGCGAGGCGACGCTGAACCACGACGAGCGCCGCGAGGAAGCCGCGACACTCGACATTGACCTCCTCGACACAAGCGCCCATGACCTGCGGTCGCTCTTTGCGGCGGGGTCGCGTGCCACTGGCTGGATCACGACGCCGTTCACGGCGGCAGACACCACGCTTGAGGTCAACAGCACGACGCCCTACAGCGCCGGGCAGAACATCTACGTCGGCGCCGAGACGATCACGATCGGCACCATCACGGCGCCAAGCGACCTCGTCGGCTGTACGCGCGGTGCGTTCTCGACGACGGCCACAGTGCTCAATGGCACCAGCACCGACGGCGACAGCGTATACACCGTGCCGCCATACTGGCGAGGCCGGCGCGTCAAGCTGTACGGCTATACGCCGCAGGGCGACGAGACGTTGCTGGGCGTCTACATCGTCGACGAGTCACCGCGCCACGTCGGCGACGAGCAATGGACGCTGCGCTGTGCTGGCGTCGTGCAGGAGTATTGGGAGCGATCCGTCGGCGTGGGACTGCGAGAGCAGCCCGTGTTGAGCGTGGTGTCGTCGACGGCGTCCTTGCGAACGCTTGCGGTGCAGGATGCAAGCGCCTTCCGTCTGGCGTCGTCGTTCCCGACCTACGTCATCGTGTCTGGTGGCGACCGCGCGGGCATCTTCGAGTTGACTGGCGTCGACACCGGCACAGACCAGATCGAGATCGCGCCAGAGCCATCCTTCCGTACGACGTCGCCGTTCAATCGTGGTGCCGATGGGTTCACGGTGCGCCCGTTGGCCGTCGTCGGTGGGTCGTCTCCGCTGCTGCTGCTGTACGTCCTGCTGTCTTCCGAGGGGCAGGCATCGACGTCGTATGACCGGCTCCCAGGCCGGCCAGCGTCAGACACCTACGACCCAGGCTGGCGCATGGGTGCCGGGTTCACCACGTCGGAGGTCGACACATCGGCGTTTGAGGTGCTGCGGGCCATTCCGCCGCAGACCATCACGATCGTCGACGAGCGCCGCGTTACCGACATCCTGCGCGAATGGTGCCTGCTCACCGGCACTGCCGTGGTGTCCACCGTCGACGGCAAGATCAAGCCGATCACGCTCGCAGCCCAGCGGACCGCCAACACGACGTCCATTGGTGCCGACGACATCGTTCCCGATACCAAGGTCGAGGTTGAGCACGACGAGTCGGGCGTGTTTCCGCTCCTCACGGTGAGGGCCGGCTATGACCCTGTGTCTGGAGACTTCTCAAGGACGATCAACCTGATCGACACGGACCTTGCCAAGCGGTACCGGCGCAACCCACAGCGTCGGGAGATCGAGGTCCGGTCCATCGGCGTCGGCTCCGTCGTGCTGCCCGAAAACGTGCGCCTCGCGCGGTGGGTCAACCCCACGTCGGTGAGCCTCGGAGAGATGGCCGGAATCGTCAACGACGTCATGCGCGGCGACGGGGCGCTTGCCCGACGGTTCCTGCGCCTCTCGCTGACGCACGAGCACCTCGACCTCCGCATCGGCGACCTCGTGACGCTGTCGTCGTCGCTCCAAGATGCCTACAGCAGCCTGCCAGACTTCCGGGGCAGCACCGTGGCCGGTGTGACGGCGCGCGTGGTGGCGCGTCGACCTCGCTACGACCAAGGTCGCGTTGATGTGCGGCTTGAGATCCTCGACCGGCTGCTCCATGTTTGCCCGGCGGTGCAGATCAAGGTTGTGGCCGGTAACCAGGTGCAGTTGCGTCAGACGCAGCCTGAGTTGACGTCGGCGTCACCGACGGATGACTTCTGGGTAGGCGCAGGCGTCCATATCATCGACCGTTCGCAGGGCGGCGGGGCTGGGACTGGCTACTTCACTGTCGTCGACACGATCGACGGCCCAGACACGTTGACGCTTGGTGGCGTACCAGACGCCATCGGGGACGGCTGGACGATCCAAGACAACGTCGACGTGATGGTGCTCGACCCTGAAACCAGCATCGCCACCGGACCGAGCACCAGTGGCTACGAGCTGGTCGAAGCCGCCATGCTGGCGGGTGACGACGGCGTCGCCGGGACCAACCCTGATGCGACGACCGAACCGAGGTGGCGCTGATGGCCCGCATTGTGTCCGCAAACCCTGTTGGCTCACCGCCGCGCGACGTCGTGGCAGACGCCAGCATCTTCAAGCGGTGGCTTGAAGCAGCCGTGGGTGACGCTGCGCTTGCCGCTGACCTCGCCACCGGGGCCAACGGCGAGACGCCGATCAACCACAGCGGCGCCCCGCTTGGGTGCCCCCTGCGGCTTCCGCTGGCTGCGCAGCACATTGGCCGCTCGCTGGCGCTCATCGGTTCGGCGACGGAAGAAGACTTCTACATCCTCGCCGTGCCCGTCTTCGTGCGCGTCGGAGAGGCGGGCGCCTACCGGCTCACGGTGTCGACTTCGCCATACGGTGACGACGACGTCTACGCCGAGGTGCGTGATGCGTCGTGGGCCACGTTCTATGGCCCGTCCCCAGGTGTGCGACGTGACATCGTCGTCGTTACCGAGGGCGTGATCACCGTCGGCAGCCAGCAGCAGCGCGTGGCGACGACCACCGTGTTTGAGTGGGTGATCACCCTCGGAGAAGGGCTGCAATATCTGCTCGTCAAGCGACCGCTGTACCTCGACGACACCGATCCGGGTGCAACGCTCTACTGGTGGACGCTCGACCATGACCGCACCTACGCCGGTGATGGCAACGGCCTGTCCATCGATGGTACCACAGCGATCGGCAGCCCGTATGCTGCGCTGTCGACGTTCACGCCGTCGACGGTGCTTGACTTCTACACTGAAGAAGTACGCGAAGACGGGCCGCTCTCGGCGTTTGTGTTGGCTCGCCTGAATCGCAAACTCAACGCGCTGTGGGAGTACGTCACCGGCGCCAAGATTCCCGGCAACGTCGCGTATCAGGGGTCGACGACGTGGGACAACAGCCGCGCGACGTGGACCGCAGAAGCGCAACTGGAGTTCCCGATCGCCGTCGTGGCGCTTGGAGGTGGCGTCGCAGCCAGCGGCAAGCCCGCCGCGACGCCGATGACCGGCACACCGTCAGCCGGTCTCGCTGACTGGGTGCGCTACGCGACCGCGCACTTCACAACGATGGACAACTTCTGCGGGCTCATCTTCGAGGCGCCATCGTTCTCGACGTCGTCGTCGGCGCTGAAGGCATCCATCCTCGTCGAGGCACCCAACGGCGACAGTCTCGCCAACTGGCGCTTCGACGCCATCGTAGACGGCCTCGCTGCGGCGACGGAGGTCACGCCAGTGCAGATCGGTGCGACTGACTACTGGCTGGCGACCGTCACCGCGATCCCCTTCACCGCGTCGTCGACCAACCGCATCAACCTGCGCCTCCGTCATACGACAGCGGGCGCGCTCAATGACGAACTCCAGATCCTCGGCGCCGCCCTCTACTTCGACCCCTGAGGCCACATGCTGACGCGCACCACGTCCACAGAGCCGCTCACCGATGCCGAGGTCACATCGTGGGCACCGGCCCGCGCGAAGCGGCTGGCGTCCAGTCTCGTCGGGCGTGGGCGCTACCTCCTCGAGCTTTTGCAGGGGCAGTCGGGCTTCTCCGACGACGGCGCCACACCGCTGAACCCGCAGGGCAAGATCGGCATCGATCGCAGCGGTCCGCCGTGGGGGGACGCTCACCTTCATCCGCTGTGGTGGGCCGAGTACGCCAACGGGACGCAGGTCTACGGCGAGCAGGCCCCGATCTCGCTGACGACGCAAGGCCAGATCGAGCGCATCACCGCCCGGTTTTTTGTGCGCCCGTTTTTCGTCTCGCCGACCGCGCCCTACTCGCGGGCGTACTTCCGTGGGCAAGGGTCGCGCATCGGTGGCGCCGGCACGGCTACCGCCACGGTGCGGATCTACGGCCCCGAGTCGGACAGCGGCCCGAGCTCGTCTGCCACCATCTCGACCACGTCCACCGGCAGTTTCGGCACCGGCGCCTTCTGCTACGTCCGCCCCGGCTGGAATGAGCGCATCATTGAGTTTGAGTTGACGGGCAGCGTCGGCCTCGACCTTGGCCCCATGAGCCTGAATCAGGTCGTCCGCCGGTCGCATTGATCGGCTGCCTGATCTGACCCGCTTGCGCAAGTGCAATCTAGTGCAGTAGGCTGTGGTCGAACCTGCAACGGAGTGCATACGCATGACCGCCAACACCGCCCCTACTGAGGGCGCGACCACCACGACCGAGGCGACCACGTCGCCCGCTGCCGACGTCGTCGACGTCGAGGCGCTCAAGGCTGCTGCTGCTGAACTCGCCGAGATCAAGGCGAAGCAGGCCGAGCAGAAGAAGGCCGACCGCGAGGCCCGCAAGGCTGCGCAGGACGCCGCCGAGAAGGCCGGCGAGACGGCCAAGGCCCTCGAGGCCGCGAAGGCCCGCATCGCCGAGCTGGAGGCGTCTGAGCCCCTCGCGGCCAAGTGGCGCACGTTCGAGGCGACCGAGTCGAAGCGCCTCGACGAGGAGGCAAAGGCGCTGCCCGAGCAGGTGCGCGCCCTCTACGGCAAGGCTGGTGACATCGACGCCAAGCGTGAGATCATCGACGCCTTCAAGGCGCTCCAGCCCTCGACGACGTCGGGGGGCAAGCCGCCCGGCCCGTCGCTTAACATGGGGGCGCCGCCGCCCTCGCATGAGATCGACTTCGCCGCCGCCTACAAGGACGCGACGGCGTGGGCCGAGGCCAAGCGCCGCGACCCGAAGGGTGCCGAGGCGTTCGTGAAGAACGCCATCAAGGCCCCGTCGCTCCTCTCCAACCTGACTGGCGGCCTGTTCGGTGGCCGGTCGGCGTCCTGATTTCCGTCCGCACCACTGAGGCCAGATCATGACCCAGACCACCTCGACGACCGTTGCGTCGCACATCCTCACGGAGGCCCTGTCCCCGCAGGCCCTCCAGCCCTTGCGCGACAAGTTCGTGCTGCTGCCGCACCTCAACATGGCGTCGATCAGCGGCATGGCGACCAAGAAGCGCAAGATCCCGAAGCGCACCGCCGCCGGTCGCGCCCTCGACGACGCCGAAGGCGTCGTGGCCACCGCCAACGAGGCGCTCGGCTACACCACGGCGATCGAGTCGACGCCGTCGACCAAGGTGAAGACCTTCGTCGTCACCGCCGACGCCATCGAGCTGGCGATGCCGGGCGTGAGCAAGGCGCAGGCCCTCGCCGCGATCCAGGGGGCCAACCCCGCCGCGCTGCCGCTCATCGCCAGCGTGATGCAGGAGATCGTCTACTCGCACTACCTCCGTGCCGAGTACGAGGCGCTCCAGCTCTTCTCTGGCCTCTCCGAAAGCGCCGGCACGAGCAACCCGTCCCTGTCGTTCGCCATCCTCATGGAGGCGCTCTACAAGGTGCTGGACAACAACCCGGAGCACGAGGATCTCGGCATCTTCATCGAGGAGGTCGGCATGTACGACCTTCGCGCCCTGCTCCTCGGCGGTTCCGGTGCCGCGCTCTCGGCGGTGTGGAGCAACAACGCCGCTGACGTGTCGGTGTTCCAGCACCGCCCCGACGCCTCGCGGAACGGGTTCCGTGGCTCGTTCATGGGCATCCCGGTCTTCGCCTGCTCGAAGAACCAGATGGCGACGGCGACCAACGACCGCGTTGGCGCGCTCATCGCCCTCGGCAGCGGCGCCACCGCCGCCCCCGGCAGCAAGCGCGGTTTCGCCGAGCTGACCGAACGCTACGAGCCGTCGCTGGGCTTCAGCTACGACCTCGAGAGCGACACGCTCAAGGCCGTCGGCCGCTGGTGCTGGAACGTCGTCGAGCACACCGACGAGCACGGCTGCAAGCTGATCTACGACCTCGACTGAGGTCAACCCGGCGGGGGCTCGTCGTGAGCCCCCGCCTTTCTCGACGACGACAGGAGCACACCCGCAATGCGGCGCATCATCAAGCTGGTCAGCATCAAGGACGAAAACGTGTACGACTTCGTCGACACGGGCTACGACCGCGAGGGCAATACGACCTCGCAGCGCGCGTCCTTGCAGCGCGTCCTCTCCAAGCGTGTCGGTGACGAGAAGGGGGCGCTCCCAATCTTCCGTGTCGTCGACGTCGGTCCGTGGATGGGGGGCCCCGAGGGCCGCGAGAAGCGCGTCGCTGACGGCGCCGCGCCGAACCCCGAGTGGGACGACCAGTGGCTCTACCAGGAGTCGGAGAATGGCCGCGAGATGCGCGGGCCGACCCCCGCATGGCGCAAGGCGCAGGCTGCCAACGTCGCGCGAAACAAGGCCCGTGCCGACGAGGCCGAACAGGCCGTGAATCAGCGCATCGCCGCCGACATTGGCGCCGGTGTCGTCGACCTCGCCCGCCGCATGGGCGCCAAGGACGGCGCGACCAAGGAGGCCAAGCGTGTCTGACGTCAAGCGCGAATCCGTGGACAGGGTGGCGAACAAGATCCATCAGTCGTCCGGCGGCAAGATCACCTCGGAGCAGGCCCACCGCATCGCGCGTGAGCAGGCCGAGCGCGTCAACAGACAGCGCCGCGAACGCGGCGGAAAGTAGGCATCATGGCTCACGCAGAAGCGATCGGTTCGGGCGGCAAGCCCATCCTCCTCGTCGCTGGCATCAACGACGGCACTGGTGAGACGATCACCGTCGCCGCCGCCGCGACCCCGCAGGCGATCAAGAGCAACACGCTCCTGGTCGCCACGCTCGACAACACTGGCGGCGTCCTCGACTTCGACGGCACCACCGGCGTCGTCACCGTCGACGACCTCGGCGTCGGCAACTACGAGGTGATGGCCATCGTCGGCGACGGCATCGCCACGAACAGCGCCGTGATTGACATCGAGATCTGGGCGTCCATCGGTGGCGCGGCCAAGGCGCAGATCGGTCGGGGCGCGCGCAAGACGGAGCTCTCCACCGCTGCCCGCAACGGCATCGCTCCGGCCTACGCGATCTTCTCGCCGACCGCCGTCGGTGACACCGTCGAGGCCCGCGTGCGCGTCGGCACCGACGGTCACGCCCTGACCATCCGCGACTTCACCCTCGTCGTCCGCAAGGTCGGCTGAGGCAACGCAGCAGCCCGAGGATCACCCCCATGAATCGCAATCACCTTGTCTTCATCGTCCTCGGGCTGCTGTGCGCCTCCGGGCTCGCGGCGTTCACCGGCCTCCCGATGCTCGGCGTCGACGCTGCGCGCGTCGGCGCCACGGCGGTGGGGCCGGCGGTGCCAGTTCACGAGCGCATCACCTGCGACACCACGGCGGGCGGGGTCGAGATCAAGCCCAGCGGCTCATACCAGCTCGTCAGCTATGAGTGCGAGGCCAAGGGCGCGGTTTTCATCGGCAACGTCACCGGCGCCGGCTCTGCGCTGACGACCAGCAACGGCGTGGAGTTCGCCGACGGCGACCGATTCGGCGCCAACGTGAGCGAGCCGGAGCGGTGCATCAGCGCCGGCTCCGTCGTGCTTCAGTGCCGGTTCCTGGTGGCGCGCCGATGAACACACCACTCCGCGCAATGTGGCTTGCGTGGGGCGCCGTCGTGGCGCTCCTCGCCTATCCGGCTGCCTCTCAGACCATCGGCCAGCAGAGCGGCATCATGGGAGGCGACGGGGGGTTTTTTCGCCCTGTCGGCGGCGCCACCTCAACCCTCACCATCGACGCCATGCCCTACGCCCGCACGGTGACGTGCGGGTCGTACACCCTCACCGGCAGCGCATCTGGCGCTGGCGCCGTGTCGTGGTCCGCCTCGCCGTCGGGTGCCTCGGGCTCTTGTACTGGCACCACCTCGTGGTCCTGCGTCGTCTCGGTTGCGCCTGACGCCACCGGCGAGGGCGTCGAGACGATCACGGTGTCGCAGTCTGGTGGTGGCTCCGACACGGAGACGATCGGGTTCTACGTCGCCGGGGCGCATAGCTGCGCCATGGCGCAGAATGTCGACGGCAGTTACAACAGCACATTGACTAACCTCGACCCTGCCGCGCCGTGGCAAAACACTGGATCTTCTGCTCTCGACTTCATCCAGCCGACAGGCACGGCGCAGCCGACGTTTCGGACATCGATCGTCGGTGGTCAGCCGGTGGTGCGCTACGACAGCGGAGACTTCTCGTATGCGGGGCTCGTTGCCGACTGGCCGTTCCTCAACAACGGGTCAGATTTCACCGTCGAGGCTGTGTGGGTTGCCGGTGTGCCTGACCCGAATGTCCTCGCCGTGTTGTTTGGCACGCGCACTTCGATCGGCACTGGTGTTGGTTTCGCGATGGGCATGGATGACCGCACATCGTCGTCGAGAGATGACGCCGTCTACAACGTGATGGGGAACGGTTCCGCCGTCAACTTCGCATACATCGGTGCAAACAACTCCATAGCGCAACAGCAGTGGCATCATCACTCTGTGGTGCTCGATGATGACGGTGGCGCTGGCGCAGATGCGTTTCACTACGTCGACGGCTCACTGCTGTCGTCGTCGACGATTACTGCGTCATATAGCGCGAGCAACCCCGGCCAGCAGTTCCGAATCGGCATGGCGACGGCGGTCGCACCCGACGTCTGGCGCGTCAGCGTGTACGCCAAAGCTCTGACCACTACGGAGCAGGAGATCAACCGCGCCGTCGACGAGTGGGCGCTGGATGGCACGTTCCCGATCGCCTACAGCCCGCCAGACCCAGAAAACACCTGGCTGTTCATCGGCGACAGCCTGACCGCAGGGAGTGGAGGCGTCGCGACGTGGGTCGAAAAACTCCACGACGAGGTGCCGACTGTCGACTTCATCAACGCAGCAAAAGGTGGCGCATCGACATCTGCAATGCTGACAGCATGGCGAGCGAACGACGACCCCGCACCGGCTCGCGTCTTCGTGCTTGGCGGCATCAACGACATCGTCGCAGACGCGACAGCAGCAAGCGCATTCGCCAACCTCAACACGATCTACACAGAGGCGCAGGCTGCTGGTGTGGAGGTGGTGGCAATTGCAACGCTCCCGTTCGGTACGTCGACGTATTGGACAGCCGGCCGGCAGACGCAGCTGGAGGCGCTGAACGCCAGCGTGCTTGCGTCCCTTGATGCCGATTTCACGGTGAACCTCTACACCGCGATGCAAGACCCTGCCGACCTCGACGCCATCTTGCCGGCATATCGCCTGTCCGATGGGCTCCACCCAAACGAAGCAGGCACAGCCGCGATGGCCGCAGCCGTCGCCACAGCTCTGGGACTCTGACCATGTCGAAGATGCGCCAAGTCCTCGCCGCCATCCCTGCAATCGGCCTCGCCGCTGCGCTGGCCCTCTACAGCGTCACGCCGCAGGAGATGGGCGACGCCGTCGTTGACGCCACCGTCGTGCTTCGCTCGATGGGTCGCAAGCCCGACGCCATCGTGGACCTGCTCGTCGCCGAGTCGGGCGCCGCGCGCGCCGAGGTGGAGCCGGTGGTTCGCCGCGCCGTGGGCAGCGTCGGGCGTGACCCGCGCAGCCTCCGCACCGTCGACCTCGCCGTGCTGGTCGCTGTCGCCGACGCACCGGCAGCAGTCGAGGCCTACGCGCAGGCGTTCTGTGCGCCCTTGCTCGCGTTTGCCGACGAGGCCCACCCTGTCGTCACGGAGTGCCTGACGGCGCAGCGTGCCGCATCTGGCGCGCCGATGTGCGTGGGGCCTGACGTGGCTGGCTACCTCGTCCGCACGCCCGCCACGCCGCCCCAGGCTGCGCTTGCGCGGGAGCGGCTGACGATGGCGACCGTCATCGATGGCGACCCGGCTGGCGAGCTCGAGGCGCGTGGGTGGAAGGGGTGTATCAGTGAGTGAGGTCAAGATTCGCACGCCCGTCATCGGCGACCCCGTCGTCGTCGTGCTCGGCTCCGACAACTGGGCATGTCCCGGTCAGGTGCGCAGGCACCTCGGCGGTGGGCGCTGCACCGTCGACTATTTCGGCGGGATGTCGATCGCGACGCGGACCCTGCCGCATGCGGCGACGGGGCAGATCCCGTGCTGGCGCTACCCAGAGGTGGAGCCGTCGCACATGACGGAGGTGGAGAGGTGAAGATCTACGCCAGCATCAGCGGCGGCGGACCCGCAATCACCTACCTCGCTGGCGGTGCCGCTGCACTCGCCTCGCGCTGTCGCGTGCTGGGGTGGTCGGGTGCCAGCGCCGGCGCCATCGTCGCCGCCTGCAAGGCGTTCGGCGTGCCCGACGAGACGATCACGCGTCTGCTTGTCGAGGTGCTGTCCACCGGCCAAGCCCTCACGCCCGGTGCTGGCAACCTTCCGCGCGGCGGCATCTTCGACTTGCGCGTGATTGGCGACCTCGTCGACAGCGTGATCGGCAAGGGGGCCAAACTCGGCGATGCCACGTCGGGGTTGGTCGTGTGCGTGAGCGACCTCGACCGCAAGCGCCCGGTCTACTTGAGCAAGGCGAGCACGCCGCGTGTGCTCGTGCGCGAGGCCGTCGAGCCGTCGTGCAGTTTCATGTGCTGTGTGACTCCGGCCATGACGATCCCGTCGCTGGGGACCGATCTCTCTCCCGACATCCGCCTGTGGGGCGATGGTGGGCTCACCGACAACACCGTTGACGGCGTGTGGGACGGCAAGCCCGAGCCGCGCGTGGCGCTTCGCCTGTCGCGCCACGAGGGCGACACCGACCCAGACGACCGCCTGCGTCCAGGTGACGTGCCGGGCATCCTCGCCGCGCTGCCACAGTGCCTCATGTGGGGTGCGTCGACGTGGAAGAGCCGCCACATGGACGGCTGTGACGTCGAGGTGGACGGGGTCAACGACTGGGCCTTCCGCAAGGATGAGGCGCGGGTCTTGCGCGAGTGGAGCGAGGGATACGACAGCACCGCGAGGCAGGTTGACGCTTGGGTGTCAAGGCGGAAGGATGTGGGGCATGAGTGACCAGACCCCCCAAGACCCGATCCTCCAGTTCTTCGCCTTCGCCCACCTTCCACCGCACCTTCAGGAGGTGTCGCGCCCGTTCGGCGAACTGGCCGAGCGCATCGTGTCGACGCTGCCCCGCAACGCGGAGCGGACCGTCGCGCTCCGCAAGCTGCTGGAGAGCAAGGACGCAGCCGTCCGCGCACTGGTCGCGAAGTGAGGTCTGACCCATGAGCCTTGACCTAGCCGCCGCGCTCGCTGTGCTGTCGTTCGTTGGCGTCATACTCGGCGCTGGTCGCGTGTTCTTCGTCGTCGAGGCAAAGATCGCCGAGCACGACAAGGCCATCGCCAGACACGACGCCGTCGCCGACGCATTCAATGGACCGGCGCGCGCGGAGCACATGCGCCTCGTCGGGCGCATCGACGCCATCGAGAAGGACGTCGGCAAGTTGGCCAGCGTCGAGAGAGTCGACGCCATCCTCACCGAAATGCGCCAAGGTTTCCGCCACCTCGCCGACATGATCGCATCCATGGACCGGCGCCACAACGACAAGGACGAGCCATGAACGAAGCGATGGATTGGGTGTCCCGAGAGTGGCAGGCTGCGCTGGCTGGCGCTGGCGTCTACGGCATCCTGCGCGAGCTGGCCGGCTTCGGTCTGCGCATCTACGCGGCGAAGTTGCGGGCCGACAAGGACCCCGGCAACGACGCGATCGCCGACGTGGTCGACGACGCCGCGAAGCGACTCGGAGAGACCCGCAAGTGAGGCGCTACCTCGCCCGCTACGCCGACGGCCGCACGCGCAGCCTGTGGGCGATGTCGAGAGAGCAGGCAGAGAAACAGGCGCGCTTTTACGGCGTGCCTGAATGCGTGCTGGCGGTGACGGGATGACGATCCACGGCTGGCCCCTCCCGACCCGCGTCATGTGGCAGGGCGCCAAGCCGTGGGGCAGCGCCCCCTACGGCTACGGCGGCAAGACGATCGCTCAGTGGGGCTGCACCGCCACGTCGCTCGCCGAGGCGCAGCGGGCGTCAGGCGTGCGCGCTGGCGCGACGCCCCAGACGGTCTGTGAGCGCGCCGCGCTGGCGGTCCCGCCCGTGTGGGCACCTGGTTCGTCGCTGGCTGTCCTGCCGCGTCTGGCGCGGTCTGTCGGGTTCGCCTGCCCGGACGTCGAGGACGCGTGGTCGGTCGCCAAGGGCGCCATGTCTGCCCGGCAGATGTCGGTCTCCATCTGCGACGCCATCGACGGGCACGGCCTTGCCCCCCGGCGTGGCTTTGCGTGGCTCCAAGTGGACTACACCGGCGACGACGTGGGTGAGCATTGGATCATGGCCCTCGGCTACGACAATGACGCGATCTACTGCACCGACAGCGCCCCGGCTCGCGTGATCCAACTTGACCGCAAAACGCTCACGGCGCCCGTGATGTGGGGCGCCGTCGAGCGTCGCTATCGCGTGGTGCGGGGGTATTCGCTTACGGTGGCGGGCTAGGGCTCGTCAAGCAACCTGAGCGCCGACGCAACGTCTCCGTTGGCCAGCGCCTTGCGCACCTCACCCTTGAGGCGCCACGCTTCGTTGCTCTTGACATAGTGGTAGGTGCTGGACGACCACGACGACAGCGACCAGCCATAGCCGCCCATCTTGATCCTGACGACGTCGTCGATTGCCGACTGAATCAGCGCGTACCGCTGCGGCATCTGTTCGACAGCCTCGGACCACCCTGACGGCATGATGACCTTGACGTTCTTGTCGTCGACTTTCTCGACGCGGGCGAGGCTCATCGCAAGTGATCGGACGACGTCACGCTGCACGTCGACCGTCTCGCGCGTGAGCGCATCGACGCCGTAGAGGGCATCTCGCACTGCTCGCAGCGCCTTCACGCTGGCGATCTGGAGGTCGCTGCCGCTGCTGTCGCCAGCTTCGACCGACGAAATCGACCACGCCACGTCTTCCATGGCATCGAGCACTTTGCCCCACGCAAGCGTCAGCGGGTGATTTCCGCCGCGTGCATCGCTGGCGGCGTTGGCCACCTTGGTGTGAAAATAGCCGCCGTCGTAGTCGCCAAACTCTCGTGACATCTTGTCTCTCCTCACGCCGTGCCCATCTCGGCTAGGGCGTGGGTTGTCAGGTGTCGTCTGCGGCAGGTGGCCTAGATTGGCTCCCGCGCATCGTCGGGCTCGTCGTCGTCGTCGTCGCAGCGGTACTGCTCCCATTCACGTTCGCGGCGTATACATTCGCGGCATTCCTCGCCGTCGATGGTGGAGCCGCAAGTGTGGCAGGTGGTGCACTCGTAGCCGGGGTCGGGAAGGTGGCGGTCGGGGTCAGGTCGGCAGGTCATGGCTTGCTCCACAGCACATAGGTCTGGCAGACGTCGAGGTCGCGGGCGACCTGCTGGTATTCGGTGTTCATGTCCTTGAGGGTGGCTGCGGCATCGTAGGCGATGTCGTAGGCGCGGTCGCGCTCGGCGCGAGCCTCGTCACGCTGTCCGGCGACGATGCCGAGGGCGACAGCCATCCCGATGATGATGCCGTGAAGCGCCAGCGTAATGCCCTTCCACCGCTTCGCCTCAGCCTCGGCGTTGTAGGCGCGCATCGGCCAATTCTCACGGCTCGTGTCAGCGGCGCTCATCGCTCCACCTCCGGCCCGACGGCGCTGTCCGCCACACCTCCCCACTTGCAGAGGTCCCGCAGCACCTCGACGACGGTGATCCCGCGTCGGTTGGCCTCGCGGACGATTGCCCTCTCGACCGCCGGTGACCGCTGGTTGCGGTGACGGTCGGCGTCGCGGATCAACGGGACGCGGTAGTGGCGGGCCTTCTCGTAGACGAGTGCACGTGAGCAGCCGACCGCGTCGGCAATCTCGCGAGCCGTGAGGCCCTCGGCGGCGAGAGATCGGAGCGTGTCGAGGGGAAGGGGGGTCATCTTGATGTGATGGTCGCGGCTGGGGGTGGGCTCACTCACAGGTCACCTCAGCAAAAACCGCCATGCGGGCGGCGTGTTCTTCGTCGTCGTAGGCGTCGGGGTCGGGGTCTTCGCCGCCGAGGTCCTCGATGCAGCACGGATAGCGCGTGCTGTAGCCGTCCTCGCCGCACCACGGGCAATGGTCGTCGTCGGCGTGCCAGTAGGCGTCGGCGCCACGGGGGATCATGCGACACCCTGGTCAGGGTCGAGGCTCAGCACCGCACAGACCTCGTCGATTGCGATGGCGTCGCGGATCACGTCGCACATGGCGGCGGCGCGGGCGGCGCGGGCGGCGGCGTAGGCGGCGTCGGCGGCGCGGGCGGCGTCGGCGGCGGCGTAGGAGGCGCTCTTAGCCTCGCCTA